GACGCATACAGTCGACGGCCTAGAGACTATGTTCGGAAAACTAGGAGGATATAATCATGGCAAAAACTACATTTCAAGGACCAGTAAAGTCTATTAATGGTTTTCAAGGTGTTGGAACTGGAAATTCTGTATCAATTGCAGCCGGTTCAACTTCTTTAACTGTTGATGCACATGCTGGTAGAATGTTGTACCACAATGTTGCTGGTGCAACTACTTTGACTTTACCTGCTATTAACTCATCATCTGACTCAGGTGTTGCAGGTCCAGGTAATGATCCAAACTCAGCGAACAATTTAGGTGCTTCTTTTGAGATCTATATTGGCGAGGATAAAACAGCTAACTTTGTTTTACAAGTTGCTAACGCTAATGATACGATGACTGGTAATGCAATCATCGTTGATACGGATACAAACGATGCCGCTGAAGGTTTTATGACTGCAGCTGCTTCAGATACTATTACGTTAGATGGTAGTACAACTGGAGGACTAGCTGGAACAATCATAACTTGCAAAGCTATCGGTGCAAACAGATGGGGTGTTCAAGTCACATCTGGTGGAACTGGTAACTTAGCTACACCTTTCAGTGCAGCCGTAAGTTAATAATTAATTTAGTGTGGGGCTTCGGCCCCATGCTTAAATTTTAAGGAGAAAAATATGGATTCAGATCAAACAACTTTACAAAAAGATGCAGGTGCAATATCTCTTTTAAGAGGAGCTAGAACTAGAGTTACTTCTATCCAAGGTAGAGGCGAAGCAGGTTCTGTTTTACTTTTACACGATGCAGCAGCAACAAGTGATGCAGGTGCAGGTAATTTAAAAGCTACTTATAAATATGATACAGAAGGATTAGAGGTTTACATACCTGGTTCTGGTATACTTTTTGAAAACGGAGTTTGTGCTACTTTAACACAAACATCTGGCTCAGATGGAAGCGTTACTCTGACTATTACAGGAGCGTAATAAATGGCTAACACTACTTCGGGAACAGCAACGTTCGACAAAACTTTTGCTATTGATGAAATAATAGAAGAGGCTTTTGAACGTATTGGATTACAAAACGTTGCTGGATATCAACTTAAATCTTCAAGAAGATCTCTTAATATCTTATTTCAAGAATGGGGTAACAGAGGTATTCACTATTGGGAAATAGATGAACTTGATTTAGATTTAATTGAAGGCCAAGCCGAGTATGATTTTTTTAGATCAAGTGGTGATGGCACAAGTGCTACTTCAACACCAAACGGTGTATATGGAATATCCGATGTTCTTGAAGCACAATTAAGATCAAATAGAACTCAAACAACACAATCAGATTCACCGATGACTAAAGTAGATAGATCTACTTACGCAGGTTTTTCTAACAAGTTATCAAAAGGTACACCTAATCAATATTGGGTAGAAAGATTTATTGATAAAGTTAGAGTGCATGTTTATCCAACACCAGATTCAACTAATGCATCTAAAGATATGCATTTCTATTACATAAAAAGAATACAAGATGTAGGTGATTACACTAACGCAACTGATGTTCCATTTAGATTTGTGCCATGTATGGTGTCAGGACTAGCCTATTATTTAGCACAAAAATATCAACCACAATTAATTCAAGCTATGAAATTAGCTTACGAAGATGAATTAGCAAGAGCTTTAGCAGAAGATGGATCAGCTTCTAGCACATACATCACTCCTAAAGCATATTACCCAGGAGCATAATGGCAAAGTACGCAACAGGTAAATACGCAAAAGCAATATCAGATAGATCTGGTATGGAGTTTCCATACAAAGAAATGGTTAGAGAATGGAATGGTGCATTTGTACATGTGTCTGAGTTTGAACCAAAACAACCACAATTAGAACCAAAACCAATGAATGGTGATGCAATATCTTTAAGACACGTAAGACCAGGTAGAACAGAAACAGCAGTCCCTAATTTGCTTCCTTCAAATCCGTTTACTATTACTAATGGATCAACAACTGTTACAGTTAATGAACCAAATCATGGTAGATCTAGTAGTGATACTGTTAGATTTAGAGACTCTTCAAACGTAGCAAATTTACCAGCAGCAACAATTAATGTAGCTGGGGGGTATACAATTACTAAAGTTAATGATAATAAATATACTTTCAACTCTGGAGTTACGGCTTCAGTAACGTTAGAAGGAGGAGGTGACATAGCCTCAGCAGGGCCAGTCACAGTTACAGCATGATAAAAAAATTAAAAGATATTATTTGTAAATTGTTTAATATTAAAAGATGCAAGTGTAATGAAGATGATGATAATATAATAGGAGAGCGATAATGGCAGGGCTAAGTGCATCAGGATTAAAAACACAAATTAGAAGTTATACAGAAACAGACTCTAATGTTTTATCAGATTCTGTTTTAGAAAATATAATTTTAAATGCACAGTATAGAATATTTAGAGATATTCCTATTGATGCAGATAGAAAACAACAACTAGGTAATTTTGTGGCTGGACAAGAGTCTATAAACTGTCCTGCAGGAGCTGTATTTATTAGAGGTATACAAGTTTATGATACAGCAGGATCTGAAATTACAGGAGCTAACAGATGGCTAGAGAAAAAAGATTTAACTTATTTACAAGAGTATCAGGATGTAACCGGAACCTCCGCTGCTCAAGGTCAACCTAAATATTATGCTATGTTTGGTGGTGCTACAGGAGAATCTGACACCACATCAGGAAGAATATTTGTAGCCCCTACACCAAATACAACTTATAGATTTAGAGTGCATTTTAATAAAATGCCAGCTCTTTTAGAGAATAATGATACTAATTATATTAGTCTTAACTTTCCAAATGGGCTATTATATTGCTGTCTATCAGAAGCGTATAGCTTTTTAAAAGGTCCGATAGATATGTTGACTTTATATGAAAATAAATATAAACAAGAAGCACAGAAGTTCGCATTAGAACAAACTGGAAGAAGAAGACGAGACGATTATACTGACGGAACTGTCAGAATGAAAATTGAGTCTCCTTCGCCGTAATAGGAGATAAGATATGGCAATAACATCAGCAATATGTTCAAGCTTTAAACAAGAGCTTTTACAAGGTAAACACAGTTTTGAGTCTTCAGGTGGACACACTTTCAAGATTGCATTATTTGATAGTGATGCAAACTTAGGTGCAGCTACAACAGACTATTCAACATCAGAAGAAATTACAAATACATCAGGATCTGCATATTCTGCAGGGGGAGCAACTTTAACAAACTCTGGTGTATCTTTATCTTCAACAACAGCTTTTACAGACTTTTCAGATGTAACTTATTCATCTGCATCTTTCACTGCAAACGGTGCATTAATATACAATACAACAACAGATGGTGGTTCAGGCACAACTGATGCTGTTTGTGTAATTGCATTTGGTGGTGACAAGACAGCTAGTAATGGAACATTCAAAATAGAGTTTCCAACAGCAGATTCAAGCAGCGCAATCATCAGATTAGCATAGGAGGCCGACCATGTCGGTATCTTCAGGATGGGGCCGGTTAACCTGGGACCAATCACAATGGGGCGGTTCAACTATTATTGGTGCAGGTTGGGGTGCTCAAACATGGAACCATGGTTCATGGAATGATCTTAATGACGTAACAATTAGTGTTACAGGTTTTTCAATAGATACAAATTTAGGTATAGAAGGTTGGAGCAACAACGCTTATGGTCGTGGTGCATGGGGTGAGTTTGCAGCAGATATAGGTTTAGGTGCAGATGTATCTGTATCAGGTGTGTCTTTTTCAGCTGCAACAACTACAGCATCAGGGATTGGTTCTGCAGTCGTACAACCATCAGGTGTTTCTGCAACAGCTAGCGCAGGATCATTAGCAGTTGAATCAGATGCTAATGTTGCAATGTCAGGGGTATCAGCCTCTTTCTCAATAGGCTCAGTAACAGTTGCAGATATGGCTCTTGGTTTAACTGGTCAAGAAGCAACATTAAGTCAAGGAACTGCAATTGCACCGAACGATACTGTTCAACCATCAGGTTTATCAATAACTTCAGCCCAAGGAACTGCGGTTGGATCTTCTAGTAACCAAGTCGATGTTACGGGATTTTCAATGTCTACATCAATTGGTACTGCAGTTGCACCAAACAACACAGCAATAATATCTGGTGTTTCTGCAGAATTTAATTTGGGATCAATTGTAGGTTTAGGTGGCGCTGTAGCTCAACCTACAGGTCAGTCTGCAACAGCTAGTGTAGGAGTCTTAGATCCAAATGATATGACTCTTGGAATATCTGGTCAATCGTTTAGTGCTAGTATTGGCTCAGTATCTGTTGTTGATATACAAGTTGGATTGACTGGACAATCTGCAACATTTAGTGTTGGATCAGTTGATATATTTGCTTATGGAGATGTTGACACCGGTTCAAATACGTCTTATAGTAATGTTTCAACAGGTTCGAACGACACTTATTCGGATGTTGCAACTGGATCAAATACAAGTTATAGTGACGCTGCATAGGAGATAAATTATGGCATCAACATACACACCATTAGGTGTAGAACTTCAAGCAACTGGTGAAAACGCCGGTACATGGGGAACAAAAACTAATACAAATTTACAAATTTTAGAACAAATATCTGGTGGTTTTATAGCAAAATCAATAGCAGGTGGTGCACAAACAACTGCGTTAGCTGTTAGTGATGGATCAACTGGTGCAGAACTTGCACATAGAATGATTGACTTTACAGGAACAATTACTGGAAACCAAATTGTAACAATACCTTTAGATGTTCAAACTTTTTATATTTTAAGAAATTCAACTTCAGGAGCATATACAGTTCAATTTAAATATGCATCAGGATCTGGTTCAACATTTACTTTTACAGCAACACAAAAAACAACTAAAATAGTATTTGCTACTGCAAATGATAGTACGAATCCGGATATTATAGAAGTACAAACTGGTGGAGATGTTGTTGATGATACATCACCTCAACTAGGTGGTAACTTAGATACTAATTCTTTCATGATCGACTTCGATGATGCTCATGGTATCAGAGATGAAAATGCAAATGAACAATTAATTTTTGAAACAACATCCTCTGCAGTAAACCATGTTGATATAACTAACGCTGCAGCAAGTAGTTCTCCACAAATAGGAGCCGTTGGTGATGATACTAATATTAGTTTAAAATTAAGACCAAAAGCAACTGGTAATATTGAGATTATGGGTGCAACGAACCCAGGTTCGATTCAGTTGAATTGTGAAGCTAACTCCCACGGGATTAAGCTTACTGGACCTGCACACAGTGCTGGCCAGAGCTATGAGCTAAAATTTCCCACTGGAAATGTAACAGCTGATAGATTTTTAAAAGTAGC